CACCAGACCCCAGCGCACTGAACCCGAGGTTGGTAAGCCCGGATCCAAGCGAACCAAGCGCCTGACTGCCAACACCACCTGCGCTGGCCATGTTGTACGATCCCAGCAGCGCGGCTTGTTTTTTGGCCCGCTCGTCAGCGCGGATGCTGGCGATCATCTGCGGCGTGAACTCAAAGTTGGCGAGCGGCGACAGCGGCGTAGTGCCAAGGATGTTGGAGAACTGCTGGTTGCCCGCTTGCTGCAACGCCAGCGAGGTCCGGCCAATGTCTCTTGCCGTGAGATTTCCGGCGGCTTGACTGCCGGCAAAGCCACCTTGCAGCGCCCTGCCCGCCGACTGTCGCTGTACTTGTGCCAGCACGTCCGGTGGAAGCTCCCCACGCAGGAGCGCCATGGCGTTTTGCGTTCGCTGCGCTTGGCCCTCTTGGTATCCCGGAATTTGAATCCCCAGCGACTCAAGAAGCTGCGCCCGGTTGAATTGGTTCCTCTGCGCCTCAAGCTCGCGTGTTCGTGGTGCCAGCTGCTCGGACTCGCCGACGGCACCAGGAATATCTAGGCCCGGCAAATTCGCGGCGCCGCGAGCGGCTGCGCGATCTTTGCTGGCTTTATTGGCGCCGACCAATGCGCCAGCACCCGCTGTGGTAACCCCTAAACCGATAGCTGTTGCTACGAATGACATGGTAAGTATTGGTTTTGCCTCATGTAAGTGAGGTCGTTCAAAAGCTCTTCGTGATCCGTCTTGTTATCCAGATTCAGGTGAACCGTGGTCCAAATGGTGTCCTCATGGATCAACAACACACGGCGAGTTCCTGGCTTGGTTATGCCTGAATACGGTGCCGTGTAGGTCACCATACCTTCGTTCTCGCTCACTACCGTGACCCGGCCTTTGGTGATGAAGAACGGGTTGTCGAACTTATGGATGCGACTGGTGACGACACATCCAGCCGGCATGAAGATTTCACGCACGTACATCCCCTCTGGGAACGTGTGCTTCAACGGGCACTCCTGCTGCGGAATATTCGCCACGAACGCTTCCCACCTGTCCAAACGATCGTCAAACGTGACGGTCTCGTCCGTCAGGATGTCGAGCCACGTCACAGGCTGCACGGCTACTGGAAGCTCCTCAATCATCAGATGAATCCTCCAAAACGGTATTGGATCTTGGCCGACCCCCAGACCTGGACGTTGACTACCGTGCGCTCGTTGGGGCTGTAGGTTTCAAGTTCGTTGCGCAAGCTCCGCAGGGCCAGCTGGATCTCGCGCTCGGCCTCGGTGTATTGATTCCGGTCCTCCTTCTGGATGGCCTTCATCATGTGCTTGATCGCCTGGAGGTTTCCGATGAACAGCCAATCCGAATCCACGACTGCCGGGATGAAGTCCAGGCGCACGATGGCTTCAACCACCGTGTTGGTGCAGTTCTCATCCGGGGGAACGCAACCGTCGCCGTGGTCGATGCAGTCGTTCTGCGCTTCTGCGTTGCACCCCGAGGTGCCACCGCAGACCTCGGGCATCCCGATAAGGTAGGTGCGCCGATACTCCGGGTTCTGTTCGCTGGGCCCCCAGACGGCGATCTGGGTCAGCAAAGTAGTCGTTGGGTTGTACGCCAGAATCGTCAGGCTGCCTTGAGTCAGCGGCTTCTGGGCACCAGTGAGGCCCGGTTGCTTGAACAGGTTGACCGTCTGAACGTAGGCGGTTACTGCTGGGTTGGGCAGCGTAACGTACTCGCCCCAGACGTACTCACCGGTAACCGCGTCCAGCGTGCGGATCGGGTTGCCGTTGGGGTCTAGCCCCTGGAGAAGCACGCGCTTGCCAGCATCGGCCGTCAGCTGGGGTTGCACGCGGATGTAGCAGTTGCCGACCGAGTCCCGAAACTGCGTCACCATGCCGCGGTCCAGCAGCTGGTCCTGCTCGCATCCCTCACGGCCGCATCCGGTGCGGGGTGCGCGTTCGTCAGTCTGAAACTCGTACCACTGGTTCTGGATCGGGATGTTGTACCCGCAGACGTTCATCGCCTCGATCGTCTTGACCTCGCGAGGCCAGGTGATGCAGCCGGCGGTGACGCAGACGCGGAGCTTCTTGTACGTGCCCCACCACTTGCCCATGTCTGCGAGGCGCGCCTGAGCCTCGTTCAGCAGCTGGAGAAAGCGATCGTCGCAGGTGGCGAGACCGACAGCCTGCGGGATCGTGGAGTTCTTGGCTTGGGCGAGGGTCTTTCTCATGTTAGCGGATGGCGCGAGCCATGACTCGCCACTTGGCTTCGGTGATGGCTGTTAGGGCGCCGGTTGTTTTGTGGTTCACAGCAATACCTGAAACGACGCTACCGCGAACAAGGCCAATAGTGGTAGCGTTTGAAAATGCGGTGACCCGATGATCGCTTTCAGAAAGGTTTGTCCGAAGGATGCTTCCGACTGGGATGTAATCTCCGCCAGCCGGATTGATTCCGGTGTATCCGGCATCACCGGTTGCATCCGTGCAGATAATTCCAATATCCCAAGCCAATGGGTCCACCGTAAAACCATGCGAGAACGTGACCGAAGCGCCCGCCGCCGGAATCGCCTGATAGCTCGCCACTGGCGTAATGTACCCCGACTCCCAGACCGATGCCGGGGTCGAGTTCGTCCGCAGGAACTGGCGATCCGTTCCAGGTGCGAAGGCCGCCGGGCCGATATTCAGGCCAGGATTCAGTAGCTGGAAACGCGTGCCGTCGTAGACCACAACGCACATCTGGTTTGCCACGATGTCGTTGGCGACCAGCGGAACGGTGCCAAACTTCGTGACCGCCTTCGCCGCAAGTCCATCGACAGCGACCGTAGTGGCGCCGGTGTTCGGAGCATTCGCGATGAACGCGTAGCAGACACCGGTTCGGTAAGCCTGATTCACACCTGGCGAAGTAGGGCTCAACGTCACCGTGTAGGCGTTGGCTGCACCGCCACCGACGCCGTATGTAAACTGCGTCTGAACCCGTGCCCAGCCAGCCGGTGCCGTCGTGTTGTACTTTAGGACTTCGACAGGGTTTCCGTTGGCATCAAGGCGCAACCAGTAGAGCCCGAGATTGGCTGGCGCCACAGCGTTTGCTGCCCATTCCGGAGAGGTCGCAAACTGCGCAATCATGGCGGCTGCGTAGGCATCCAAGCGATCCTGCTCGGACGCGAAGCAGGCGGGTGGCGGCAGCACGCCAGCGGTAAGGTTGATCTCAGGCATGGTTAGATGCGGTAAAGGTAGTCGTTTGGCTTACACGGGCCTGGGTCGCATTCAAGCGCCAAACAGCCCTCGGGACAATCGAAATAGAAGAACTGCTCCAGCGGGGCAACGCATCCTGTTGATCTGCCGCCGGAAAAAACGGTCGAAAACTTTCCGCCGTTGTTGATCACCAGCGATTTTCCGCTAAGTCGGCGAACCGTGTTGCATCTGATCTGGATGTTTTCCACATACCGAAAGAAGTTACCCGTCTCCGAAGTGAACGCCACGTCAGGGCCTGGGCTTGAGCAGGTAAATGTCGTTGGCGTTGGCGTGCCGGTAACGATCGTTTCGTCGTTAAAGGACGCGTTACTCATGCCTTCGACAGTAGCATGATCGCCGATTGCCAGCTGGTGAGCTTTGTTTGTCGTGTAGGTCGCGACTCCTCCGGTGCGTTGATAGCCGATGGGACGTATCTCCCACGGAAAGTCAATCGGTGAATTTATTCCGAGAAATCCGCCAGTGGTCGATGTAGGTGTGCCGGGATTTGATACAGTAAACGTCGTGGCAGACGGGGTTGACAGGACGGTGAATTGGTTGACGAAGGTTCCGTCAACAGTGCCAAGCACCGTTACCACCATTCCTGTTTGAAGTTCATGCGCAGAAATTGTCGTGAACGTCGATATGCCTGCGGAGCGAACGGCCGACGCGACCGGAATCTGGTAGTCAGTCGGGTAGTACCATTTTGACCTGTTTACGTCGTGGTTGTTAATCAGAAATGGAGAGTTGATTGGTGGATAGGCGGGCTGGAAATACCATGAATCAGGCCCAGATAGCAGAACATTGTTGTTTTCAATTACCATGTTCTTGTGCGCCGATGTAAATGTAGAATAGAGTTCTGGGTTTTGGTATCCCAACGGTAAATAAGTTGCGTAGTAATCGTTGATTTGCAGCGCAATAAACGCACCAACATTCAACGCTTCATTGTTATGTATGTAAGTTCCTTTGTGATAAAAAGAATCAACGTAAAAACAAGTTCCATTGTAACCGTTGAAATTATTGTATCTTACTTCCGCATCAGCCGTTTCCCTCACCGACACTGCGTGTAACGGGCTTTGAGTATCTTGTCTGTAAGGTCCAGAAATAAATTGGTTTTCTTCTATGACACAATCCGATGCAAAAATGCGTCGGCTGCGAAGCATCATCACGTAGCCGTCTCGGTAGAGACCAGGGAGTTGGTTTGGTCCAGCGGATGCGGCTGTAAATCGGTATGAATCAGGGAGGGTGAGAACGGTGCGCGATCCGTTAAACGTCGGGTCTGAAAAACCGCTTACAACCACCACGTCGCCCACCCTCAACGTATGTTTCATCACGCAGGTGTATGTCGCAATCCCGGCCGATCTTGATATGATGTTGATCGGATTCAGCAGTGATGAAAACCCGCCAATCACAACTTCCGTAATAGCCTCTGCATTCCCAACGTAAAGTGACCCTTGAATCGAGTTTTTTCCTTGGTATCCGAATTTATTTCTTAGAACTTTGGCTCCTGGTGTTCCATCATCTACCGTCATTGGGAGGAATGTTTTGAGCACAAACGATTCTGCGTTCAACGTCCCATCGCCAAAATCTAAAAATTCGCAATCTTGAATCAGCGCGTTCTCTCCGGTGTGGTTAATGCCAGCAATGGTGTAGACCGAGTTTACGCCAGCGTTTACTTGCGGCGTCAGGGCGACATCTGGAGCGGACCATGCGCGGCCGATTTGATTCAAGTCAACCGTACCTGAATCTGGAATGGGTCCAATGTTTGTTCCAGGGTTAGCGCAGGTAAACTGAGTTGGGCTTGGGTATCCATTGACCACAAATGCTCCGTTAAACGATGCGTCGGAAAGACCTTGAACTTGGACGTTTTCACCGCCAACAAAACCGTGTGGAGTAGAGGTATCGTAAATTGCATTTCCTGCTAATCTTTCAAATCCGATGATTTGGACAGTCGTTGCCGGACCAACATTAACACACAACACCTCGTTGATTGAAGGGAATGATGCAACTACAAATGTTCCATTAAAAGTTGCGTCAGAAAATCCAACAACATTGAATGATTCTCCAATGGTAAACGGAAAGTACCAATTCGGATGACGGGTGTAAGTTGCCTGATTGACGGCGTTTCGTTTTGCTTGAATCAATACAACACCAACGTCTCGCTGAAATGAGAATTGAGTGATATTCTGAACCTGCCCGTAATTTACAAATGTAGTGTCTGAACCTGGGCCAGTGGTTACAACATTGCTGATGTATTGTTGGTAAATGCCTACATTGGTGTACAAAGGAGGAATTGGAGGAACGTAGACGGGTGGAGCTTGTGCTGAGAACTGAGTTGTTATGCCATACGGATTAGGAAACGTGATGGGAATTGCAAAGTTGTAAGTATTTATTCCATTGGTTCTCTGAACCGATGATATTTTAATATCAGCAACCGAATTGTTTCTGTAGTTTCCATCTACAGTAATACCTTGTATTAGCGTATTTTTGCAATTCGTTGCATCTGTTGGATTTCCTTTTACGCTTCCAGGAGCACCTACAACTCCAGATCCAGTGCTTGTTCCAATAGTCTTAATCATCTGGGCGTTTAAACCATACAAGTCGAATATCTTTGTCGATGTATGATCAGCAAACTTAAGGATTGTTTTTCCAGTGCCTTGACCAGTGATCTCGATGTTGTTGATTGCTGCTCCGTATCCAAGCAGAATTGAAGATGTGTATCCTCCACCAATCAGATTGATCCAACCGTCTTCAACAACTAATCCAGAGTTTGGTCCAGCAACCGTTGCGGTAAAAGTTGTTGAGCTTGGGGTTGAATCGACGCGGAAGCCGTAATAAGTCGCAGGATTCCCGGGATCAGGTCCGTTGAACGTGGTGTCCGTAAATCCGTGCAGGGTGATTTTCTCTCCAACAACGAGTCCGTGCGCGGTAGAGGTGTTGAACGTCGCAACCCCTCCGGTGCGGGCGCGGTTGATAATCTTCGCCCCTGGGCTTGATCCAATCAGAAACGTGCCAACCGGGAAATGGCACTTCCCAGTAAGATTTAAGCATTCGCTGATCGCCCACGCGCTGTTTCTCAGTCCGCAGGGATCGGCGCCGTAATCGACTGGATTGTAGGATGGCATTTTAGGCTGAGAGTAACGGGCAGGCGATGCGACTGAGGTCGCCGTAAATATCCTCCTGAAGACGTTGCGCAACCATTGCCACACGCTTGAGGCGGAACCGGCCCGTGTTGACGTAGCGGAGTTGGAATTCATAGCCGTCGCGAGTAAATCCTCCGGTCTGCACGTCGCACTTGTCCGGGGGTTGCGGCAAGGCAATGCGCGATCGCGAAGGCGGTTGGTAGTATTTGACTTCTTGGCAGTTAATCACCGCAGGAGGGCATGAAATCTCGCCGGGATCGCAGTTGCGGTACTTGGCGCAGTCTTTGAACTCGGCCCAAGGCTGCCAGCATTCTCCTTCGTTGGCCTTGAAGTAGACCTTGGATTCGATGTCGCCCATCACCTGGTCATACCACTGCTCAGCGCTCACCAAACGCTTCTTGTTTGTGGGTTCTGCGAAAGTCAGAGATCGCGTCTCGATGGTCCAGTCGATCGGCGCATCATCGAACCCGTCGAAGTCGAACTGGCCAGTGCGGGTGACCTCGTAGAGGCCGATCCTTCCCTGATTCAGCCCGAAAAAGAAGCAGCGTTCCTGCTTCTGGATTCGGATGGTAAGCATCTGTAACACGTCCACGCCAGTCCAGACGCCTTCCCACGCCGGCGGCAGTTTTCGGCCCATGCCTGAAACGAGATCGAAATCCAGCACGACAAGACCGCCATGGACGATACCCCGGTTGTTGATCTTTCGCGGCTGGATGGTCATCAACATGCGGTTGTCGAAATTCACCGCGCTGGCAGCGGTCAGGTAAAAATCAGTGTCGTAAGCCAGCGCCCGCACAACCTGCCGGCTGATCGGCGTGTTGCCGAACTCGGTAAAGTCTCGGCGAGCGTAAATCAACGACCGGATGCCGTCTTGGGCGCGGAAAAACAGGTCGCCGTTGACCGGCACGATGGACTCATGGTTGAACGATCCGAAGTTCAGCAGGGCGAACCGTTGGATCGGATAATCGAGATCCTTCCAGACATCCCGATCGACCGGGGCGTTGAACGCGTAGGTTGCGGTGGGAGTGAATACCAGCAGGTCGCCGTCTCCCAGCGACGTGTCCAGGTTTGCGGCAAAAGCGAGCCCGGTGATTGGGCCGTTTGAAACAGCGAAGGCGCCACCCTCATTGAGGAACGTGTTTTCGGTGAAGCGAATAACCGAGTCGCGCCCATAAGATGGGTCGCCGTAGACCAAATCGCCGCCGTAGTATTCCGATCCGTTGGCAACCCATAGGCGCCCCTTGCCGTAGGCCATCGGGCCGCCAACAGGGACTTCTTCGCCAGTTGCGCGCCTGAGCGTCGAGCCGTTGTAGAGGTACGGCTGATTCTGGCCATCCTGAATCACAAGCCAGTTTTCCGCCTGCTGAAAGTAGACGTGCGACTTTTGCGGATCGTTGGTCGCTAGCTGATAGGCGTAAAATGCTGGTCCCAAAAGCGGGCCAGCGTCCGCGCCTGGAGAGTGCGTCGTAAAGCTGGTCGGTGTTGGGGTTGTCTGGACAATAAAGTCTCCGAAGAACCCGGCTGGAAACGGAGATCCAGGAGACTCTGTCAACCGCACAACCATGCCCGGAGACAGATTGTGAGGCCCACCACTGTTGTAGAGCGCGACATTGGAAGTTCGGCCTCGCGTGAAAACAATGAAGGTAGCAGCAATCGGAGTCAGGTCGGTGACCTTGAACCCGTTCTTAATGTCGATCTGGAACACCTTGCCGCCAACGGACGCGAAAATAAAGGGCTCTTGCTGATTGGAAATGTAAGTTCCGCACCCCTGAAACAGCCCCTCCTTGAACGCTAATTCTACCGCAGCGTTGTAGTAGCCCCCGTTGTAAAGAACGGCGGGATCGTCAAACTTAAGCAGTTTGGTCCAAATCCCCGGCCGCGCTTTCGGGAATCCTCCCCGCACCGTCGTGTTGACTGCCCACGCTAGCTGGTTGGGCTGAATGAGTGAGGGCGAAAAACCGCTATCCACCCCACCTTCAGCGGTGAGGAGGCCATCAACGATGCGATTTTTTTCTGCGACCATGACGCTTGAACCTATTGAAAGGCCAACGCAGGATTCCCGCAAGATGAATGAGAGCGCAGATTACCTGTCCATACCGTGGCGTACAAAAGACCGCTTTCTCATCGAGGCTGAAATGGTGCGTAAGGACGGGTACATCATGCACGCCGGCGTAAAGTACGGGCGCGGGAAATACTACCACTTCCGGCAAGCCATGACTGCGCTCTGGCCACACTTCGATTGGCACGGCTGGTCGGACCTCCTGATTCAGACGTTCGTTGAAAACAACGAGGTCGGAATCATGGGTCCGGGATCGTCGGGTAAGACCTACAATTCCGCCGCGTTCGGGCTCTGCACGTTCTACATCTACCCAACCGGGACCTCGATCATCATGTCATCGACAACCCGTGAAGGTCTCCAGCTGCGCATCTGGGGCTCGATCAAGGAGTTGCACAACAAGGCCAAGGCGAAGCGGGAGTGGCTCCCCGGGCGCGTAATTGAAAGCCGGTTCATCCTGACCAGTTCGGATGAAGATGCCGAGGCTCAGGATTTCCGTGACGGAATTATCGGCGTGGCGTGCAAGGTCGGCGGCACGTTTGTCGGCCTGTCAAACTACGTCGGCTTGAAGAACGACCGGGTCATGCTGATCGCAGATGAAGCGTCACTGATGGGGCGCGGCTTTTTGGATTCCGTCGCCAACCTCCGCAAGAACCCGGTGTTCAAGCTGATTGCAATGGGCAACCCCAAGGATCGCAACGACGCACTGGGCGTGGTCTGCGAGCCTCACCCGTCGATCGGTGGCTGGGAGGGCCTTGAGTACCTTGAAAAGACTCGCACCTGGAGAACGCGGGCACCCGGTGGCGTAGCTGTCCAGCTGTGCGGGTACGACACACCGAACGCGCTGTTCCCCAAGGGCACCAACCCGTACAAGGGCATCATCACGCCGGAGCAGATTCAGGCGGACCTCGATTACTACGGCCGGGACTCGTTGCAGTTCTCGATGATGAACCTCGGGCTCTTGCCCCGAGACGGCGGCACCAGGCGCGTGGTTACCATGTCCCTGTGCGAGCAGAACCAAGCGTTTGACGATCCCGTGTGGGAACGCGCCGACAAGCTCACCAGAATCATCGGCATCGACGCTGCGTACTCGGGCGTTGGCGGTGATCGCTGCGTAATGACTGACCTGACCTTTGGGCCAGATTCATCGGGGCGCATCGTGCTAGCATTCAGCGAGGCTCCAATCGTGATTCCGGTCACGGCGATCAAAGCTCAGCAGGCCGAGGAGCAGATTGCCGAGTACGTCTTGTTGTACTGCAAGCAGCGCAATATCTCGCCGGAACGCGTCGGGTTTGACTCCACGGGACGCGGCACCCTGATGTCTGCGTTTGCCCGACTGTGGTCTCCCGAAGTGGTGCCCATCGAGTTTGGCGGCCGGCCCACCGAGCGCCCGGTACGCCAGGGGGATCCGAAGACTGAGCGCGAAGCCTACGGCAAAATGGTGACTGCGCTGTGGTATTCGTCGCGCCTGCTGATCGAATCAAAGCAGCTGCGGAAGCTGCCCCGCGAAGTCGCCGAGGAAGGTTCGATGCGTGAGTGGGGTATTGCCCGCACCGGACTGATCGACGTTGAGCCCAAGAACAAGACCAAGGAGCGCATGGGGCGGTCGCCTGACCTCTGGGATTCGTTTGTGGTCGCGCTCGAAATGGCGCGCCGAAACGGTTTTGAGATTGCAGGTGGGCAGGGTGTTGGTATTGTCAAGCGACAGACACCAAAGTGGCTGACACGTCTGTCAGAGAAACGTCGCACGATGGAGTCTGAACATTCGCTAACCTACTCATAACCTTATGGCCTCATTCAACAAAGTCATCCTGATCGGCAACCTCACCCGCGACATCGAACTCAAGTACCTCCCGAAGGGGACCGCGGTCTGCAACCTGAGCTTGGCAGTGAATCGCCGCTGGAAGAATGAGGTCGGTGAGGAGAAGGAGGATGTCTACTTTGCTGAGTGCAAGGCTTTCGGGAAGCAGGCCGAAACGATCGCGCAGTACGTGAAGAAGGGGCACCCGCTCATGGTTGAGGGACGCCTGACCCGTGAGGAGTGGGACGACAAGAAGACCGGCGAAAAGCGGTCCACCACTCGGATCATGATTGAGACCTTCCAGTTCCTGAAGGGACGCGACGAGGGCGCCGCCCCGGCTCCGCGACGCGAGGCTGCCCCGGCACGTGCCCCAAAGCCTGATCTGGACGCGGACGACCTGCCGTTCTAAACCTCACCTATGAATCGTGACACGTTCCCTCCCGGTGGCTGGCAGTTCTACGAACCCAAGACCAACTGGAGTCCCAAGGATGTACTGAACTACGGCTTCTACGAGATGGCGCGCCTGATTCATCAACACCGGGTCGCCAACAGCATTCCGTCTACGATCGAGCAGGCGGTCAGCGATCTGGAGGCTTACACCCGTGCGCGTTTTCCTCAGTCTGCGGTCACTCCATCCAATTCATCGAATGTACAACCAAGGACTTCAGGCTGTCGCACGTGCGGCCGCTAAGTTTCGTCAGACGGCTCAAGGAGCGCGGATCCTCGCCGAATGGCTTGGAGACGGTGGCACGCCTGTAGACCGCCAGACGGCGCAGACCCGCATTGATACCTGTAACCGCTGCCTGCACAACAAACCCACCGATGCGAGGTCGGTCACGAAGACCGTAGCCGAGGTGATCCTGGAGCAGGAACAGGCTCGCAACGAGATGGTCATGTTTCTCCACGGAGAAGGACTAGCTGGCACCTGCGATGTCTGCGGCTGCTACCTGAAACTCAAGGTTTGGGTGCCTCTCAATTATCTCGGCGACACGGTGATGCCTGATAATTGCTGGATTTCACAGGAACGGAAAGCAATCTGAGGTCAATATGAGTTTCAAAGAACCGAGTAAAGTCTGGAACGTGGTCAGCGCGATGCTTGAAGCGGAGCAACCTCGATCTCGCAATCGTGCCCGCATCAACGCGACGTTCAACGGCAACCCTCCCTACAGCGATGAGGAGGCGCGGGACAACCGGATCCAAACCAACGTCAATTTCCTGGAGGGCACCCGGATCATTCACGCGGCGCGCCAGCAGTTCACCAACGCGTTCCTGAAACCGCAGAATTACTTCTCGGTGGGTCTCGACATCGGCCCACGCGACAAGCGCACCCAGTGGGGAAACATCATCACGAAGCAGCTGAACCGCGTGATGAAGCGGTCTCCGAAGTACTCCACGGTCTTGGAGTCTCAGTTTGCGGCCACCGTGCTGCACGGCATCGGCCCGGTCACCTGGCTCCGTGATCGCGACTGGTGCCCATCAGCCCGCGGCACCGAGGACATTCTGGTCCCGACCAACACGTTGACCACGATGGAGAACCTGTCGCACTTCGCGATCTACACGTCCTTCACGGCGGCCGACCTGATTCGCATGACCCGGGGCGAGAACGTGGACAAGGGCTGGAACATGAAGCTGGTCAACGAGTTGTTGGCCAACATGATCAGCAAGGAGGCGACCAGTCTCCAGGTAAATGACTGGTCCGGCCAATACTTCCCCGAGAAGGTTGAGGAAGATTTCAAGGAGAACTCTGGCTACTGGGGTTCCGACGCAACGCCGGTCTTGCGGTGCTACGATTTCTACTTCTTGGACACGACCAGCGACGATCCCTCCTGGCGCCGCCGAATCATCGTGGACCAGTACAATAGCGGCATCGGCAATATGCAGACCGCTGGCCAGTGGCTCTTTGATGCCGGCGACCGGTGCTACGGCCGGGACATCTTCGAGTTGATGCACGTCCAGTTCGCCGACGGTGCTGTTGTTCCGCCGTTCCGCTGGCACTCGGTACGCTCACTTGGCTACCTGCTTTACGCTGTCTGCCACCTTCAGAACCGACTCCGCTGTAAGTTCACCGACTCCGTGTTCGAGCAGATGCTCTGGCTCTTCCGCAACGTCGCCGACGGTGACGCAGAACGGATGGAGAAGATTGACCTGTTCAACATGGGCGTGATCCCCGAGGGGCTTTCTTGGGTTCCGCAGGCCGAGCGTCATGTCGTGGATTACACGATGCTCTCTGGGGCTATGTCCATGCATCGGCAGATCATGGCCGAGTCCAGCGCGGCCTACACCCAAGACGTGAACGACGGTTCCTCTAAGGAGCTTACGGCTACCGAGGTAATGGCTCGCGTCAACAACGCCAACGCGCTCATGGGCTCGATGCTCACCCGAGCCTACACCCAGCAATCGTTTCAGTACCGCGAGATTGCTCGCCGGTTCTGCACGATCGACCACCCCGACTGCGTTCAGTTTCGCCGGAAGTGTGAAGCCGAAGGCGTTGATCCGTCCGTTTGGAACAACCTCGACAGCTGGGACATCATGCCCGAGCGCGTCATGGGTTCCGGCAACAAGATGCTGGAAATCGCGCAGGCCGACCGCCTCATGGCTATCCGGCCCCTGCTAGCACCCGATTCTCAGGCCGAGGTCGTTCATATGTACGTCGAAGCCAACACGGACGATCCGCTCCTGGCGAACCGACTTGCACCGGTGGACAGCAAGCCGGTGTCCCCGGCGATCGAACGCGCTACGCTTGCGTGGGGCACACTCATCGACGGTCAGCCGGTGGTTATTGCCAGCGCGATCAATCGGCCCGAATACATCCAGACGCTTCTCCAGATGCTTGGTGGCGCCATTGGGCGTATCGAAAAGGAGCAAGGCGGTATGCCGACGATGGACCGCGTCATGGGCTTGGCGAATGTCATGCAGCACATTCAGGAGCAGATTCAGCTGATCGCACAGGATCCGGGTCAGGAGCAGAACCTGAAGCTCTACAACGACGGCCTCGGTCAGGCGTCGAACTACATCAAGGGCTACGTGCAACGTCTCCAAGAGCAGGCTCAGGCTCAGGCCGAAGCCGGCGCAGCTGGAAACGGCATGGACGCCGAGACGGCGGCCAAGATCCAGGCGATGCTCATCACCGCGCAGTCTAAGGCTCAGATCGCTGCCGCGAACTCTGAACAGAAGCGCGTTCAGAAGCAGGCGGCCTTCGACCAGGATCAACAGCGCAAGAACGCCAACACGATCGCCGAGGCCCAGCGCAAGGGCGCTATGACTCGGGCTGATATTGCGGCATTGGATCTCAAGACTCAGGCAAACATTCTCAACCAATGATTCAAAGCCCCAAACAAGAGTTCCAACGGGACTCCCAACGTATGGAAGCCCTGAAGCGCACCCTGGATTCCTCGGACTTCCAGGCGGCGCTCCTCGCGGCGTTCAACAATTTCTGCTGGAACCTTCCAGCCTCAGAGAACCCTCAACACGGCTGGAACGCCAACTGTCGGCGACAGGGCGCCAAGGCGTTGATTGAGGAACTCAATGGTCTGGCTGAACTCCGGAAAGAAAAACAGACACCCACTCAAAACCTCGAATGAACCCGCTGCTATCACCAGATGCCCCAACTGAACGGGGCGCAGATTACACCGACGCTTTTGCCGGTATCGACGCCATCGAAGGTCAGGGCCTTGAAAATCCGATGGGCTCAGCGTCGCCGGCACCGGTGACCCCTGAAGCTCCAGCGCCGGCCCTGGCGCCGACGCCTCAGGCCGCCGCCCCGGCCGCCCCTGCCACCCCGCAGAAGAACGACGACCTGTTCAACCTCGACAAGCTGGTCACGCCCAAGACCGAGGCTGCCAAAGCGCCGGAGCCAGCAAAACCGGAGCCCGCATCGCTGAAGCAGTTCCGCGAGCAGTACGAGATGACCAAGAAGGAGCGCGACGATTTCGCGGCCAAGGTCTCCGAACTGGAGCGCGCCAAGTCTGAAGGCACCCGCAAGGAGGTCGAAGAAGCCACCAAGGCCCTGAAGGCCGAGATGGATTCGATCCGCAAGAACGCCGAGGAACTCGACACCGAGGTCCGCTACCTGAACTACACCCGCTCCGGCGAGTACAAGCAGAAGTACGAGGGGCCGCTGCGTGAAGCGTGGCAGACCGCCCTGGGCGATATTGATGGAATCCGCGTCACTGATGCCGATGGCACTGAGCGCGACGCTAATCACCATGACATCATGGTGCTTCTGAACGTGCCGGTGGCCAAGGCTGCTATCATCGCTCAGGAGACCTTCGGGCCGGCTGCACCCGAGATCATGGCTCACCGCCGCAGGCTCATTGAGTTGACCCAGGCGCGGGACAAGTCCATTTCCGAGTGGAAGGAGAGGGGCGCCCAGCGTGAGGTCGAATCAAAGAAGCAGCTGGAGAGTCGCCAGACGCGCTCGCGTGACCTGTTCGAGTCGCAGTTCGCGGACTACGAGAAGACTCACGCCCAGCTGTTCGGCCGGGAAGAGGGTGATGAAGATGGCAACAAGCTCCTGGACGAGAGCGACCGCTTGGTGCGCATCGCGCTCAAGGGCGACGGCATCGACGCCGACATGGGCTACGACGACAAGGTAGACCTGATTACCAAGGCTCAGGCTCAGGTGGCTCTGCGGGCGCGGGCCTACGGGCGTGAGCGCCTGCGCGTGATCCGCCTCCAGCAGAAGGTGGCGGAACTGGAGAAGAAGGTCGGCAAGGTCCGGTCGTCTGAACCCGGCCAGGGCGAAGGCACCTCGACGGCGACCCGCGTGTCACCTAAGAACGCGGAAGACGCGATCGACGAACTGCCATCGGCGTACTAACGAGCGGCCTTACGGCCAGCAGCGGCTCGGCGTTGGAACTCTTCCGCGCCGAGCTTTTTTCTGCCGATGAAGGCCGCGAGAGCGCGAGGATCGTCAGCGCCTTGTTTCTTCAGCTTTCGGACCAGTTTGGCGTATTTCGTCTGCATAAAGTCACCAGGCCGCGCAACTCCAGTACTTGGCCGACAGCTTCGTTCCTGGGGTATCGCAACCATGCCGCGCACGAAAGCTCTTCCGGTGTTTCGGTAGGTGCTTCTTGATGGTCATTTTGGGATCACCAAACCGGACCAGTTTCACCTTCCCATCTTCCTTGGCCAGAACAGCGGACTTCTTGGACGCGCCTGGCGTAGCCTTGGGCTTGTTGTAGCCGGCGAACTTCTGGCCTCGGTAGGTGATCATTTCGCCTTGGGCAGCGCGTACCACCCAGCTGGAATCTTCACGGTTGAGGGGCCAGCAAGATTGCCTTGCTTGTCAAACGCGTAGACTTTGGCGCGCACCGGCTCTGCCAGCAGCACCGGGTCACCGTTTGGCACCAGGATCACTTTTGTCTGGCAGCCCAGGCAGATCGGCAATACGAGCAGCCAGATCGTTCTTGAGAG